GACGGTTCTCTAGTTATGGAGTGTCAGTGGAGATGTGGAAGATGTGGTTGCTTTTTAAAGCAAGGCATTACACGAATCATTGAACCAGCAAAAAATGAAAACCAGTAAAAAAATATTAATATTAGCAGTTTCTTTAGGGTTAACATCATTAATAAGTGGTGGTCTTGCACTAGGTCTTAGTGCTTTTTTCTCAATTTATTATTGGGCAAGTTTCTGGTTTTTCTTTTGCGCACAAATTTTTGGTTCATTAGCATGGGACAGATTTGGCGAAACAAATAGAATATTAGAAGAAGTTAAAGAATATAATAGAAAACCTTATAGAAAATATCTTATTCCTTTAAACTGCGCTCATTGCGGTCACAAAAACGAAATCGAATTAGATTTAACTGATACTGAGTTTCGTTGCACTAATTGTTTAAAATATAATGGTATTCATACAAATTTCATGACTGCTGCAATTACTGAACCTGTTTCTCAAGTAGAATCATGAGCTTTTTAACACCTGATTACGATTACGATCCATTACAAGAAATGTACAGTCCTCCAGAAGGAGAAGACTATGCACCGTCTAAAATATTCGTATCAAAAACAGAACTCTCTAAAAATATAAGAGATTTTTGTAAAGATGTTCCAGAAGTATCTTTACATCGTTTTTTTGGCAATGTTGCATTATCAATGAAAACAAGCACAAATGTTTTTGATGGTGTGGCTTTTTATAAAAAGTTCTCTGACGGATTTTTACATTCATTAAAAACAACTTTTAAAGAATTACCACCTGAAAAAATAGAAGAAATAGAAGAATCTTTAAATCAAACGCAAAGTTTACTTGCAGAATCTTTAAAAAGTAGTAATGTAGAGAACAAATACCTCTTATTCTTAGCTTTAGGCTTAACAGAAGGTATGTTAGCGTTTGAAAATTATTAATTATGGAAAACATAGATAACATTATATTGCCTGATTTTAAGGCGAAAAAAACACGTTCTAAAAAAGAACCTAAAAAAGTTTTGGTAGAGAAAGAAACTCTACCACGAACAAACCGTACAGTGGTTTGTAAATTCTGTGAATCAGATAGAATCTTAAATCCTGATCAATATCAGAGTTTATTTGACCTACATGGCAGTGAAGAGAAAATTTCACAAGAATTCTGCTGTAAACCCTGTGAAATGAACATGAAGAATAATCCTTTTTCTTTTTGGGCAATATACGGTGATCATTTACAAGTGTTAAGTAAGAATCTTAGAACTGCATTTGACTTATATAAGTCTTCTTCCAAGAGTCCTGCTGATGCAGTTGCATTACAGAATATGAGCATTGCCTTCTTAAAAGAAGCTAAAATACTTGAGCCAAATTTCGAGTTTATAATTATAGATTATCTTCCAGTAGGAATGAAAATAAAGAATTTTCCTTTTGTAGGAACTGTTATTTTAAATGTTTATGAAAACAAAAAACAAAGAATCACTATCATCGGTTAATTATGAATTAATGTCTGAGTATGATATGAGTGAACAAGAATTTTGTAATTGGCTCGCTCTTTGTAATGCTCTTAAATTTATTAACAATACATCAGAATTAACTGGAAAACATGTTGATGAAAAAGATATTAATTATAGAGAAATGATTAATTATATTAGTGCTGTTAGCGGAGATATTGCTACATGCTTACGAGAAAAGCGAGGTGTTCCTTTTAAATATAATTTAGATGCAACTTTAAAAGAAAGTTTAGAAATAGAAGATTTAACTTACGAATTCTTAAACTGAAAATAAAAACTGAGAGAAATCTCAGTTTTTATTTTATATATTCATAATTACATTTATATAAAATAAAAATTTGATTTTCTCTATAAGTAATACTATATATGGCACTCGGTACTATTAAAGACGCTTATGATATTTTTCAGAAACATGATTTCTCACGCTCATTTCAGTTGAGATTTTTAGATATTAATGCTCCTGGCAAAGCAGGACAAAAATTAAAAGAGGAACTTGTAGACAACAATGGTCGTTATTACATTACTACTATGGTTGTTCCAGGTAGAACAGTTCAGAATATTGATGTTCCTTATCAAGGATTTCAATTTAAACTTCCTGGTCAAGTTTCTTATGATACTCCGAACCCATGGCAAATAGCTATTCGAACACCAGGAGACTATATTGTAAGAAATGCTCTCGAACAACTCTCTTTTCAAACTGCAAATGATGAAACTGGATGTGGTGTTTCTAACCTTCCTTGTAAAGACATTTTGATAAAAATTGGTGTTTTAGATTCAAAATGTGCGATAATGCGTGCATATGTTCTTCACGGCGTATATATTCAGAATATTTCTGAAATTGGTTACAATCAAGAAAATACAGAAGGAACAACTTTTAATGCGGCTTTCCACTATCAATACTGGCGTCCAAGCACAGATGGCCTTGGTGCAGATGCACCTACTCCAGCAAACTTAGACAACGTATTCGACACATACTCTAATAAGATAGCTGCGGCGAAGGGTGAATGCCCAACAGTATAAGAACTTCTTATATAATATAAAGAAAAAAACGCACTGATTTCTCAGTGCGTTTTTTTTTAACAATGTTTTTATATTTTACAGGTTTCGATCAATATAAGATGCAATCCATTTAAAGGAAAGACCTTTATCAGAGAAATCTGAAATCTTTTCAATAAAGTCATAATTCTGATATAGTGGAAGAGGAAGAAAACGATAGTGTTTTCCGCTTGGAAAAACACGCTTTGCAATGTCTCTATCATCAATACCAGCTACTCTGTAAGCTACACCTACAGCATCATAAGACTTGTCTTCTGGATTATACATTAAACCAGCACCTTCTTTATATTTTCCACTACGAAGTGCCTCAGTCCATTTACGTTTGAAGCCTTCGGATAGTTTTACTTTTTCGTTTGATGTTTCGTTAACCATAGAACTTAGTATAACACTTTTTATTTGCTTTTGCAACTAAAATTTTCGAGAAATTCTTCCTTTTTCTGTGTCTGTTACACTCATTTCAATAAGAACGTTATCACCTAAATCTGGTTTAATAAATTTTTTACTCATTTTACCACAAAGATAACAAAGTATTTCTTTTTCAAAGTTTGATAACTTTACTCTATACATAGCATTAGGTAATACTTTTGTAATAGTACCTTTAACTTCAATAATTTCTGTTTTCATAAAAGTATTTAATAAGGCACTAATACGTTTTTCAACCTGGTTTTCTCAATTCCCTTACTATGTAATTCTGCCAACCACGTTTTAATTTTTACTGATTACGTTTTGAGATTTAAAAAGTCAAAAATTTAAACTTTAAAATTCAAAATCAGAATCGAGAATTTAGGTCAATACATTGAAGTATTGATAATGGCTTTTCCGTTTCAGGGAAGAGAGAAAAATTATACAAAATCTATTTTTGTAATTGCATTAAACTCGTCAATTTTATCTTGAAGAAAATCAAGACGCTTCTTGTTTTCTTTAACGAGATTGTTCTTAGACGATTCATCAATAAAAGAGTTCCAAACAACTGTTTTAAGAGAAGAGTTTACACCATAACCAATTTGTGTATCTTCTTTACCTTCTTTAATTGGTAGGCTTTCAAGAAAAGAAATTGTGCCTTTAGTTTCTGCAAGATCAACTAGATATGGAGTAATCGGTGATGTTGCTATAGCAATTTTACTCTTTAACTCAACAATACGATTAGAAGTGTTTTGAATATCTTCCCAAACTTTAGGAAGTTGAACACTTTTTTGTTCACGACTTTCATTTGGAAGAGAGTTGTGTTGACGAGCAACAGCTTGTAAGCTTGATAATTCTCCAACAAGACGGTTTTTTACTTTTAGTGCTTTTGCTAAGGTAATCATAAGATTGTTATGATACTATAACAATGTAACTATGTCAATAATTTTCTTGAACTTTTTCTATACTGTATGTATTGTTACAATGAAAATCCGTCGCCTATAGGTGTTACCACGGGAATTGGATCTCTTGGTTCATAAATCATATTGATTAATTATTTGTTTTTCTTAAAACAAGAAATGATCTTTTTAATTATACTCCATGAAATAATTGGAATAAATCCTTTTTTGTAGCCGTAATTCTCGTTATTTTTTGATTCGTGTGCGTTTTGTAAACGCTGATTTCGTATAGTCCAACTCTCGTTATCTTCTTTCATAGTAAACTTGTTAATTTGTAGTATTTAATCAGGAAATCAATCTTTTTTACGAAAAAAATCAAAAATTATGGCAACTACTCCACAGAGTATAATAATTTGTGTAAACACTCCGCAAACTACTAACGTAAAAAACGCTTGTAAAACTGAACTGTTAAATGGAACCACATTACAATCTTTACAAGAACGAATATAATTTTGCATAAAGTATAAACCTCCTAATGAATAAATAGTGTAATAAATAATACCATACCAAATAAAATCTCTTGTAAATATATTTTCTAGCATATTTAATATTATACTACAAATATACGTTTGTGTCAATAAATATTTTCAATGTATTTTAATTCTTTAAGCTCATCTGGTTACGAAAACGAACTCATACAAATAAATTTCAATGAGGTAAATCCTCCATTCCAAAATGCACGTATAGGAACTCGTTTTTATCATTTTTACTATGATACTTGGAATGAAAAAATTAATTTCAGTAATATCACTGTAAATACATTAACTGGTAATAATGACTGGAACAGAACAATCACAAATGCATACGCAAAAGATTACGTATTATCTGGTTTTGAAGTAGATGATGAAATTTTAGCGGAAAATGTTTCTTATGCAATATCGCCAACAGTTTTCGGAAATCCAGATGATTTTCAAAAATTATTATGGAGAGTAAATGGAAATCGCGAATTTTTATATTTCAATTATATTGGTGGAACTGGTGCAGCTAGTATTTATCCAAGCCATGTTTATCCAAAAATAGAGAAGATAGATAATAATACTTTAAGAGTTTCTGCTTGTATGATGCCTGCTACAGGATTTGACGGTCTTGTTACATACACGGATTTTAAACAAAAAGTTGCAGCAAACCCTTCTGTTCTAATTGGTTTACCAAACTTATTAAGTGCCACAAATGTTGGAACAAAAGCACATACTCCATATGTTAGCAAAACAAGAATCAACAGTCTTTTAGGAACAAACAGAAATTTTATCAGAGATTATTCTTTAGCATCTGTTGGAAAAAATATTATAGCAAATAGCTTTAAAATTGAAGTTCCTGTTTTAACATCAAGAGTTGATCCCGAAATTAGTGGAGAAAATGGATATAATTTAACATTTACCACTGGAAGTGTTACGGGGCAACCTAAAAATATATCATCATCATTAATAAATCTTTCATGTCTTACAAGTGAAAATTTATCAGAATTAAATATAGCTTATCCTTATACTCCAACATATAGTCGTTTAAATCCTAGCACAGGTCAATTATTGTTATATTTCAAAGAACCACTTTGGATTGAACCAAATGCTCCAATTACAGTAACATATCAAACAAGTTCTTTTCAACCAGATATTTCTATAACTAATAATACTATAGGAAGCAATGCTAATTACTGGGAAATTTCTGCTAACGATGTAAATCCTGTTAGATCTGGTGTTTTCTATTACAACTATAAATTTGCAAGAGGAACATATTATGATAATAATGCAGAAGACGCATTTACCATTTCTTTCCTACCATCTTCTTTTGTAACAAATATTGCTTATAGTGCAATAACTGTTGATACAGTTATGGTTGATAACTATTATCAAACAAGTTTCCAACTAACCGACACTACAAAAACTAAATTAGTAAAAAGATTTGTTGAACAAACAAATGACGATTCTTTGAGTGCTGTTCATATGAATAGCGAGGAAAAAATTAAAAATAATACATGGTTTCGTGCTGATGGACCTATAAAGTTTTATAACAATAATTTAGGAAATCGTCACTTTGTAAAAGTTCAATTGTCTTCTTATACAGGAGCAATTTACGAAGAAGAAAAACAAATAGAATTTTTAATTAATAAAAACGATATTGTTTTTTCTCCATCAATCACAGAAAGCGGATCAAATTCTGCAACAATAACAACAATCATTTATCCAACTCAAAGTGATGATTTTGGTTTTAAATGGGCAGCAATTCCGCCAGAAAACGTTGTGTTTAAAAATTTAGATGGTGAAACTCTTTCAGCAAATGTATTTTATTCAAATATAACAGATGTTCAAGTACAGTATCTTGGTGTTGATAAAACAGAAATAGTTGTTTATTCAGAAGAGTATGCAACTTCTGCATCAACATTTTGGTTTCCTCCAAGCACTGTTGTAAACGACATGTATCTTGAAATAAAAGGACAAATAGATGACAATAACAAAACTGGAACTGGAACCATTAGTGCATTCTGTAATCGCAACGGACGCTCCTATCGTGTTCCAGTAGATGCAAATATTATTTGGGACGAAGTTGCAGATGATTCTCGCGGAGCTATAAGTTTCACTACAAGAAACGGTTCTCGAAATGTTGATAAAGGAACAATATACTCATCTTCTAATGATTATTCTTTAATAAATACAACTATAAGCAGTATTCCTGTAGATCAAAATCCTAAATATATTCTTTTCAACGTTACATGCAATGCATCAAGAGGAGATTTTGCATTAAACTCTTCTAAACTATTCCTTTATCGTGAATATCCATCAGGAAACTTATTATCAGTTAGTGCAACAAGTGGAAATAATAGTTTGTTTAGTAACTTAAATAGACAAAATATTGTTTTTACAACAAGTGCAAATTTAACTCTTAGTGCAATTTATCCAAACCTTAACATAAGTACAATTCGTTGGGAAGCATTCCGCGCAACAGTCAGCGGAAACCTAGTTCCTTTCTTATATGGAACAGGAAACAATTTTAATTTCTCATTATCAACACTGAGTAGTGTTTGTGTTCAAGTTTCTGCATTATCTGCAAAACCTTTTCAAGGAGATTTTAAAAGATATAATTTTGAAGACAAAGTGTGCTTCTATTATTTGAGTTCTCTTACAAATCTAAACTATATAGGTTTTCCTGAAAATCAATATAATCCGACAAGAAAAGCAGCAAATTCTGTTGTAGATTACGGAAAGTGTGGTAGCGGTTATGAAAATACAGTTTTCAGCATGTATACAAGTTCACATGGTATGACATCTTATAAACCGTGTCATACTGAAAATTTTTATTTTTCTGCAAGTCCAGGTTTTACCAAATATGTATGGAATGTAGGTAATATTGTAGCAGAGTCAAATTCAAATAAAATAATTATTCCAGTTTCTTATCAGAATGTTTCTGCAAATAACAATATACGTGTTAGTGCTTTTAATGATATATTTTTAGAAACTGACCCTATTACTAATTTTAATTTTGCATCTTCTAATAATAGTAATGTTTATCGTCAACGAATTTCATTTTTAGATTTTCCAAACCCCTCTGTAAGTATAGAGCTAACAAATAATGTTGTTAATACAAATCTTTATTCGTCACTTCCTCGATTAATCGCAACAATAAATTCTGGTAATTTTGATATTACCGATTATACATTCAATATCGTGTTAAGTAGTGCAGAGTTTGTTCAAACAAAACTTGTTCAAAATAATCGTTCTGTATTTAATGCATTAATTAACATTGGAATCGAAGATTCTGATTTTATTATTAATGAAAATTCGTTTAACAAATGTGTAATTTTTCTTAGCGGAAACGCATCAGTAACAATAAACGGTTTTGATTTTTGTTCAACAAGCAATCCAGTGTCTTCGAATATCTTAGGTCTTTCAGCTTACAATGGACCTAACTTAGAACTCTACTGTGAGAAAAACATTGTTTCCGCAGGTGAAACTGTAACATTCTATAACGGTAGTAATAAGAACTTTATAAGTGTTCCGTTTATAAACTTTCAGTCATTCACATTTGATAACGGTGAAGGATCAATTAGCTATCCTCTTACTGGTAGTTTATACTTCACATCAACTTACTCTACAGAAGGCTCAAAAACACCTTCTCTTACAGGAGTATTGAACACTGGTGAAACTGTTGTAGCAAGTTGGAAAGATTTTATTTCTGTGAAGAATTCATTTGAAAATTACGATTCTAATATCTCAAGAGCATTTTATGAAAAGTTAGAGTTACCTTATAATTTAGATAGTGTTCGTGTAAAGCCTAATGATTGGCAATATGCAAGTACGCTTAATAGTTCTTTTGATAAGTTTAAGACTAACATATATTACTTGAGTGCATCTTGTGCAATTAATAACATTAACTTCCCAAAAGCATATGGTGGTTATCTTGGAACACGTTTTGGTAACTTTAAGTGGCACACACAATATGCTGCTGAAAACCTTCAAAATGACTTGTTCTATAGTCTTCGTAGTGCTCAGATAATAAATGAAAAGGCAATCATTCTTAACGGAAATAATATTGAAATTTTTGATATTTCAGAAAATCCATCTAAATTATTCTCAACAAACAGAATAAGTGATGCAGAAGTTTTATTAAACCCTGTAAAACTAAATTATCTAAGCGTTGAGAAAAGACTATATGTTCTCGATAATACTAAAAAAATAATATATGTTTGTAACTTTGATATAAACAATCCTTCTGATATTGAATTAACTCATTATTGGGGTGGAGTTGGCAGTAAAGAAGACCGAACCAAATTTAATAATCCAGTAGATTTCTGCTTAGATAATAAGAAAAATCTTTATGTAGTTGACAGTGATTCGGCCATTATTAAAGTTTATAATAAAAACTTAAATTGGATCAGAAATATATCAATTTCAAATTTTGATAATAACAATCCACTAAGCATTTCTGAAAAAAATGGTTTGTTTTGTGTATCTACACAAAACGGCATTAATATATTAATGGATGAATTTGGTAATGTTTTAGAAAATATAACACATTCTGGAAGCACAAAATCAATTTTAAGTACTTTACATGAAGGTATAATTTATATAGTAAATGGTAAAAACATAGCCAAATATACTATTAATAATACATTTATTAATGAAAATACATTTAATGATAATGTAGTTGATATTGTATTTGATGAGTTTCATGGTTATGCAGTGTTCAGCGATTACATTCTTAAGTTTGTTGACTTTATCGAAATTAATAAAGTTATAAATAATAACGAGTCTCTTTCTGGTTTTAACTGGAATAGTATTTTTATAAATGAAAATGAATTTGTAACGGATTATATTTACAATGATTCATTTAAGAAAATACATGACAACATTTCTCTTTTAAATAGTAGAATCGAAGAACGCTTAATAGTAGACTTAGATAGATATTACAGAGTAATTAATCAGACCACAACAGCATACACTCCGAGTGCAATAACAGATCACGATATTTTTATTGCAACAAATGAACCTGTTCTTTATGATACTATAAACCGTGGAATTGAAAACTTATACTCTAATGTAGAAGAATTAAAAGATAATATTTCTGCAACATTCTCAATTCCAAATAACAATAATAATATTCAATGGAGATGGAGCTATCACTATATTGATAGTATTCAATTACCAACATTAGATAAAAATCCTGTTTCTTGGAAAGAAATGACAAGCTCTAAAATAATAGGAAGTAATCATCTTAGTGCATACTCTGCATGGTGGACAACTAGAGAAGGTCGAGGCGGTAATCACTCTGAAATTTGTTGGAATTATGAACAACTTCAATGTAATAGCTTGTTTCCTCTTTCTTGGCATGACACTGAATGTGGTAACTTATCTGGACATATTTTCACATGGAAAGATTTTGAAAAAGATTGTTGTGTTCTTCCTGATTTTGTTTTTGCAGATTGTGTATCTACTTGCTAAATAATATAAAATGGATTACCCAAGACAAATTTGTAAAATAACAAACAATCAAATAGTTTTCCCTATTAAGGATTATGAGAGCGTAGGCGATTCATTATCATCAATAAACTACAATTTCAATGCATTAGACATTTATACTTGTAATTTTGAATATAGTGCCTCAAGTTTATGGAACTCAATTTATAATCAATTTAGTGAAAACAGTGCAAATTGGGTGAGTACCATGAATCTTGTTAAAACAAATTCAGGATGTTGGACAGATACTTATAACAGTGTTAGAACTTTAAGTTCTGTTTGGTTAAAGCCTATTTCTCTCATTTATCCTTATGCTTCGGAATTTAATATTGATGGCGCAACAAATGATCTCATCTCTGATGTTACAAATTGGATAAACGAAACACTACCAGTTTTTAGCGGAACATGTTTTAACTTTATTGTTGGTCAAGAACTTTATATATTCACACCTCTTTATTCAGAATTGAATCGTGTTCTTTCACAATCTAAAATAACAGGTAAAAAAAGTGTTAAAGTTCGATATTCGTGTTCGTGTATTGGTAGGGGTGCAATAGTAGGCTATACTAATGGCACTGTTGATTGCGGAGCACAAACACTAGACGTTCAAATTCGTGATAGATATGTAAGCGAATTTGTAGGTTTAAAATTTATTGTTGATGACACTGTTTCAAGATGGGTTTACTCCTCTTCACTTTATAATTAAAATGATTCAACAAATTTCTCAATATGAATATCTAGGAAATAGTTTACAGAAATTTAATTCGAATATGAACGAATTAAATGTTCGAATAGACCATCTTTATTCCGATTCAAACAAATGGAATAGTATGACCGATACTTTATCTGCATTGTTGTCCTCGCTTAATTCATTTTCAACATTAGTAGCATCAAATTCCTCAAACTGGAAAAGAAGTTCCGATTTAGTTTATAACCTTCGTGGATATTGGGAAGAACCTATTATGGTTGTTTACAAAAATACATTCAACTGTGTAGCAAATATGACAGAAATTGAAACATGGTTAAATGATAATTTTCCGTCTTCAAATTTTTCTCCAACACAAATAATGCGTTGCGACTTTTTATGTAAAAATTATAGTGCAGAAGGTCTTGAAGGAGTACGAATTAGAGAATATAAACCAGAAGTTCAAGAATTACTTGCAGCAAACTATTCTGTAACTGTTGGCGAAATTTATGATTTCTTAAGTTATAAAAATATATTAGAATCTCTTATTGTTGTATTCAACTCTCTTTTTAGAAAATATGGAAAAGAAAGCTTAAACATCTCTGGTATAGATGCAATGACAGAAATAGTAAACTATGTTTATTATAATGTTAACACAGATTCTTTTGAATCTGCTGAATTAATCAAATTAAGCCAAACTGATTTAAAAATGTTTCATTCATATGTGTATCAATATGAAACAGCTATTGTAAAATATAACCTTTTTGTTCAACGTAATTTTTTGAATATTCCAAACAATGTTCTTGTTCAATTTGAACCTCGTAATATATCAAACTATACTGGTGGACGATTCTTTTTTAAAATAAGAAATAAACGCTGGAGTTATCACGATTATAAGAACATTGAATTTTGTGCAGCAAACTTATGCAATGATTGCTTTGAGGTATTACCTATAAATGAGCTTTATATAGGTGAAAAAGACTGCCCACAAAGATTTAAATATCTCTTAACAGAATGTGAATTTGAAACACCATAAATATCTCCGTCTGCTGGGCCATTAATGCTAAACGTTCCTGATAACGAAGATTATAACATATTAGACCATTTATTCTCATGAAAAAAATATCAAAAGACGACAATTTTAATAATTATATAGACAAGTTTATAGATATAAACATTGAAGGAACTGTACGTAAATTTTCTGTTTCTAAAATAGATTCTGGTAGTATAAATACAAACGCAGGAATTTTATATAAACCATACAATATCTTAAACGAATCAATACAACAATATTGTTGCCAGACACTTTCAACATATGCATTTTTTATATGTAATTCCAATGCCGCCGCAGATGATGATTTTGAAATATATTTAAATGGTGTTTCCGTAGGTTCTGCTATATTAGGTCAAGATGATTATATAGGTAGTATATTATTTGCATCAACGTCTTCTCAAAACACTATATCTTTTGTAGAAACTCCTTTTATATGCCCTTTAAACAAAATGACATCTTATTATTTCAATTCTGCTATTTTTGAAACAGGTGTTAATACACTATCCATGATTAATAGGGTTGAACATGATAATGGTAATCAAGGGAGTATCGCATTAAGTATTTTTGAGATTTGTAGTGGTTCAATTCAAACTTCTGTTACTAATTCGGAAACTGTAGAAATTTTTAATTATAGTGGTAGCACTGGTGAAGATTTCAGCTTTACATTTAATTTATAATTATGCCATATAAAAAAAATATAATTAAACTAAATCTTCTTATTGAAGAACAATACAAAATAACAAACCACTTATTCTCATGAAAAAAATATCAACAGACGACAATTTTAATAATTATATAGACAAGTTTATAGATATAGAAATTGAAGGAACTATACGTAAATTTTCTGTTTCTAAAATAGATTCTGGTAGTATAACTACAAACGCAGGAATTTTATTTTCAAATACTTTCTCTATATTAAGAGAAAGTCCTGTACAAGAATG